GCCGTACCTCACAGCGGCGGGATACGTCAATAGCACAGGAATCACGATTGACGGCACAGATTTGACAGTCAAGGCGACTGGAAACCTCAACCTTGCGGCTGATGGAAATATGAACGTCCAAAACGGCGGCAATTTGAATGTGCTCAATGGCGGCGATATTGAGGTAAACAATGGCGGCGACATCAATGTTAAAACTGGCGGGAAAATTAACCTAACCACATCCGACGACCTTATGATTGGCGCACAAAACATCAAGGCGTTTGCCGAAACAATCGACCTCTCCGCCAACAACAGCATCTTAGCGACCGTCAGCAACATCAAGGTGGGCGGAACAAACCTCATCACCAACTCCGACTGGACACAAGGGCTTGACTGGGGCAAACACCCTAATGCGATTGTGCAGCACTCCTCCGATAGTTTCGATGGTAAAAAATACATCAACCTGACCTGCCCTGCCGGGACAAGTGCAACATATATCTTTAGGGACACGGGCCCGATTGACCTGAGCAAGGACACCGAGTTTACAGCGAGCGTGTGGTACAGGCTATATTCCAACCAGTACGCAAAATGGCCGGTAAACGGTAACTTTGTACAGTTGGCGTGGTTTGATGGCAATGGCCAAGTGATAAGTTATGCAAACTTTGACCAATCACGTATCTCTACGGCGAGTGGTTGGCAGCGATTTGTCGGTAAGGCCACCGTGCCAGCAACGGCCAAAAAAACTAAGACTGACACTCTACACGCTGGACAATAGCGGTACGGGCAACGTCTGTGCTTATGCTAACGCGCAGGTGCAGGAGGGCAATAAAGTTACTCCGTGGGGTCTGCACAAGGATGACCCCGCCAGCGGCGTGAAAACCTCCTCGGTTGAGGTCAACAGCAACGGCATCTACATGGACACGACCGGCGAGGTTGACATCCAGACAGACGATTTTCTTATCAAGAATAAGGCTGGGCAACCCATGTTGAGCGTCGCTGCATCAGAATCTGGCGGAGCACTTGTACTTGGTGCGAGCAATAACCCTATCGAGTTCGGCGGAAACTTTGTTCTTGGGGCACAAAACGGCGGTCTGGGAATGGGGAGGTTGCCGTTCATTTGGGGGACTGTGCCTCCATCAGCATCAGATGGGCAAAATGGCGACATCTACATCTTCCACAGTGGTAATACTTCCGGCAGCGGCTGGAGCGATACTGCCTTAACTCTCGTGACACCATCTGCACAGGCGACACGCTTCGGAGTGACGAGGGTGTGGAACCTACAATATGTATCTACTGGCTATTACCGTATCGGCAATGGCGTGGGTGACTCTACCTTTGACCGAGGGGCGCATTTCTCCTTCACGGCTCCGGCGGCTGTAAAGGGGCTGACTTTTGAATTTTGGACGGCCAAGAAAATGTCCGGGTCAACACTATCTAATGGTGTGACAAACTATAACGTGGTTTTGGCAAACACGAGTTACAGCATCTTAGCAACCGGGACAATATCGGCAACAAACTCGCCAGAAGCCCCTCAAAAGCACACAGTTACGCTGACCGCCCAGAACAACCTCTCATCAGGCGCGACATACTACATCGGTATTTTCTACCCGACCCTGGACGAAGGTAACTCCGCGCTCGTGGGTGGGACAAATGCGAAACTTAAAGGATCAACAAGTGGTGGAGCGACCAGCGGGCTATACGTCAAATCGAACGGAGCGTGGGTGTTGATATGATTAGAGAGAATAGAACTGTAAATGGGAAGCGTGTCGAGACAATCAGGATATTCCTTGATGCGCCCCAAGACTTAATCGACCAGTACAAGCAGGATGGGTTCACGGAGTTCCTTGAGCACTCCCTTGTCCTGTACAAACCCCCGGAAGCGGAAGTGCTGAAGGAGAAACTGGACAGCATAGCGGCGGACTTGCCGGATGAAATCGCTGTTGAGCATCCCGAAATCTATGGCGAATTGCGGAATAGTGGCGAGTTGGTTCCTACTAACAAGCGCATCAACTGGAACGGCGTTGTTATGAAGGCAAAAGTTGACCTGTGGGACAGGCTAGACCAGAACCCTGACAATGCCCCGGAACTTTGGGACGAACTTCTGTTTAGCGATACAAACTATCGCGAAATACCCGAAATCATCACAACTGAATTGGCATTTGGTAAGGATGAGATTGGGTATTGGCCGAAGAACGGCAAGCACTATAAGGCAAAACGAGACGGTGTTGTTCACAATCCAGAGGTTTACCCAGCAGACTGGGACGAAGTAACGGTTTCACTTAAAACTACTCAAAGCCCCGCCCGCAAGGGCGGGCTTTTTTATTGAGGTGAAGAATAGATGAAAGTGTTTTTAAGCCCAAGTAACCAGCCAAATAATCGCTGCATCCTGGGCCACTCGGAGCGAGATCATTGCGAAGAACTGACATTCAAGATGCTTCCATACCTGGATGCTTATGGAATTGAGCACAAGGTTCACAACCGCGGTGACAGCATGACGAAGTGGGTTAATGAGGCAACCCGTTGGGGTGCTCAGTTGTATCTGCCCATCCATACCAACGCCACGGCCAAGGGCACTGCGCGTGGCACTACATTCGGTTTTTACCCAGGACGCCTAGAGAGCATGGAAGTCGGAAAGATTTTCAAGAAGCACTGGATGAAGTTGTACCCCCTGAAGGATAGGATTCGCGTTGGAACTTATACTTTCTACGAGGCAAGAGCACCCAAGTGCCCGTCTGTGTACATAGAACTCTTGTTTCATGACAACTTGGCGGACGCCACATGGTTCCATGAGAACATGGACAAGGTTGCGGAAAACTTGGCTGACGCCATTGCTGATTTCTTCGGCGTTTATAAAGACAAGAGCGTTGAGCAAGAAAAAAGCATCGTTGATGGGCATATCGTAAAATTTCAAATCAAAAACCCTGAAAACGCAGAGTTTTTCAATAAGCCCATCGGTACTGTCATCCAACTGCCCATTGAGGAATATCTGCTTGGTGTCGTTCCTGCTGAAATTGGAAATAGCCATATTGAAGCCTGCAAAGCGCAGGCCATTGCCGCAAGGTCGCTTGTGTACTTTTGGACGCAAAAAGGGCAAGTGATTACCGACACGACTGTGCATCAGGCGTATCGTGGGGCGCTCACAAAAAATCCTGCATTCAAGAACGCCTTTGACGCTGTTAAGCAGACCACCGGGCAGGTGCTTCTTTATAATGGAACAATTGCGCAGACCTATTACGCCGACTCAAATGGCGGAAAAATGGTCGCATCTAAAGACCATTGGGTTGCAGACTTGCCCTATCTTGTCACCAAGGACGACCCTTGGACGGTTGCAAGTGGCAAGCCGTTTAAGGGGCACCCCGTTGGCATGAGCCAACAGGGGGCGATTTGGGCTGCCAATAATGGTGCGAACCACGTTGGCATCCTATCGTTCTATTATCCTGGGACTGAAATCCATCCTACGAGTTCTGCAAGGCCCACAGAAGAAAAGCCGATTATCGTCTTGTATAAGGCAGAGGCCGTTACTCGAAACCCTCTGTCCTTGAACATTTGGGCAACTGCATCTAAGAGCAGGTCTCTCAAATTGATTCCAAGAGGCGCAACGGTGAACGTTCTTGAGGAAGTTAGTTCAACATGGGCTTTTGTTGAGTATGAAGGTGTCAGAGGATATGTTGATCGCCAGTATCTAAAGAAATTGGCCGATAAGCAAGATGATACGCAAGGTAATACGCAAGAGCCGAAGCCGAATCCTGTGGGCGTAATTTATAAAGCAGAGGTTGTCACGAGGAACCCGCTTTCTCTCAATATTTGGTCAACAATCACCAAGGGGCAGTCGCTGAAACTCGTCCCGAGGGGCGCATTGGTTGATGTATTGGAAGAAATCAATGCTTCCTGGGCGTTTGTAGAGTACGACAAAACCAGGGGCTATGTTGACCGTCAATATCTGAAAATGGTTGGCGATAGCCAAGATAGTACGCAAGATAATACGCAAGACAGCCCATCGGAACAAAAGCCCGAAGAAAAACCTTCTGATGTGCTATATCGTTCCGTTGTACGCACAAGGTTCCCGCTGTCGCTGAACCTGTGGCGTTATGCGAACAAGGTGTCAAGCATTCGCAAGATTCCTAACGGGGCCACGGTTGATGTGCTGAAGGAAGTTACTCATATCTGGGCTAAGGTGAGATATAACGGCGAAGTTGGCTATGTTGACAGGCAATATTTGGAAAAAGAAGGAAAGCCACAACAGGGTGTTCTGTATAAGGCAACTGTTAAGACCTTGTATCCGTTGTCCTTGAACATTTGGCGTGACCCTCGCAAGGGCGTTAGCTTGACAAAGGTTCCGCGAGGCGCAGAGGTGTCTGTGCTTCAGGAAGTAGACGCGACTTGGGCTAAGGTCGCCTATGGAAAATTTGTTGGTTATTCCGATAGAAAATATTTGATTAAGAAGGGGTAATAGAAATGACTGAATTCATGACGTGGGAGTTCATTGGCACCTTTGTTGGCTTCGCCGCTGCCGTGGCGCTGATGACCGAGTTCTCCAAAGTGTTCAAGTTCCTTGAGCGCGTGCCCACCCAATTGGTTAGTTTTGCAATCGCCATCGTGATCATGGTGGTTTACAAGTTGGCGACCAACGACTTCAAAGGCGTTGACATTGTTCTGTACATCCTCAACTCTGCTGGCGCCTCTCTCACCGCTAACGGTGCCTACGATGCTGTTGAACGCATCATCGGGGCGGTTCGTGGTGAGGGCGATGATGAAATCGCAGTTTGATAAGCATTTTTAGGTTTAAGGGGGATAAATATAAATGGTTTTAGACAAAATTAAGTTCAAAAACCTCATCACTTTGGAAGAAAAACTGAGGTGCATCACCCGCGCCGTTGAGGGGATGTTTGTAGACGATGAATACTTGCCCGAAATCTACGAGGAACAGTTCTGGCTGAACATCGTCAGATCTTACGCCACAGAGGACATTGGCGAAATTGAAATCACGGTGGACAACCTGATGGAAGAGTTGTATGCGGGCGACCTGATGGGCGACCTGCTTGCCTCAATTAGCAAACAGCAACTCGGTGCTATCCGCACGGCTGTCAATAAGCGCATTGAAATGCGTCTGGCACAGAAGCCCATTGATGTGTTCTTTGAGAAGGCCACAGCATTGCTCACCAAGATTGAAGGCGCAGTAGATGGCGTTGACTTGAAGGCTGCCATCGAATCGTTTGGCAACTTGGATGTAAGTAAGGAAGTTGGAAAGGCTCTGGCCGAAAACCGTGGCAAGGATGTGAAAGTAGATTGATTTTTGAAAGAATGAGCGTGATGCTGTATGCGGAGGGATTTTCCCCTATGGAGGCATAGCAAATTTCTTAAAACCTGGGCTGTCATTACTGTGGTGGTGGCAGCCCTTTCTTTTCTAATAGTTGTATGTGCAACTGAGTCTGGGGCAAAGCCGTCTGCAACTCCCCCGCCCCCGAACTTTTTTGACCAGTTCAAATCAAACACGTTGAGCCTTGCAGCCATTCTTGGTGCGCTGACAGGTATTTTTGTTTTTGTTGGCAAAGTGTTCAAGCCGTTCAAGCATTGGTTTGTTTCTTGGGTGAGGCGATCTCTTGAGATTGTCGATGTAACAAAAGCGATTGATGAGAGGTTTAAGGCCGTTGAAAGTGGGCTTGCAATTAATTCGCAAACATCGCAAAAGCAATACACCATCATGTCTGGCCAGAATCAAACACTTGAAGACGGGATGGCTGCTATCTTAGCGTCTTTGGAAGAAATAAATCGAAAACTCGCGGAATCAGAAAACACGGACAGGGCGCTGATTCGTGATTCTATTACGAAAACATTCTACAAGTATTGCAAGCGTCAAGCAATTCCTATTCATGAAAAAGATAATATGAACAAGATGTTTGACACTTATAAGAAACTGAATGGAAACAGTTACATCGCCAGCATTATGCGGGTGGTGGAAGGTTGGGAGGTGTTGTCTGGTGAGGATGCCCCTTCCTGTAAAACCAAGTAACTATTTAGACTTGATTAGCAGCGCATACGATATGCAACAGCCACAATATCGAATCCATGAAATTTCAGTGCGTAAAAACATTGAGGGCTGGTACAAGAGTAGAAATCGGTGCATTAGGGATGGCGCAGAGCAGTTGAGGAAACTGCGCCGCCTTAATTTGCCGTACACATATTAGTTGGGGGTGCATTATATGATTTTCAAATCAATGCCCCAATTGGAAAAATACCTTGAAGTTCAAATAGAGCACGCCCTGCTGAACAAAGTGACGCAGGACGTTGCCAAGATAGCGGAGGTTCTTGGTCGAGCATTTGTCTACGGTGCGCATACACCAACGGAGTACGGACGAAGGTATGGTACAGGACGTAGTTTGATTGACCCCGTGAACTTTGAGGGGAAAATGGAGAACGGCACTCTTGTCATTAAAAATATTGCGCAGGCCAGCCTTTCATATGGGGGCAGGTTTGACAAGACGGTTAAGAACTTGGCAGAACTTGTTGAGTTCGGACATGGATATAAAGGAATGAAATACTCTTATTCGTCCAGGCAGGGGAGTCCGTATAAAGAGCCACGCCCGTTTATTGGGCCGACAAGGGACGAACTTGCAAAGGGTGGCACACTAAAAGCAATTATGAAGAAGAGGCTGAAGGAACAAGGGCTGACCGTTATATGATTGTCAGCCATATTCGTGTGAGGTGGGATAATGGCTGATGATCTGAAGATTTTAATAAAGGCAGAGTTAGATACTGCCGACATGCAATCGCAACTCAAGGATATTGCAAAAGAAATTATCGTAAAGGCTAGGGTTGAACTTGACGGTGTAGACCTCAAGAGGCAAATCCAAAGCGCAACGAGCGAGGCTACGAGGGGCGGGACTGCTCATCGTGTTAAGTATGGTGTTGACAGAGAGCATTTTGTAAAGCAGTTTCGCGCCGTAACGCAGGAAGCAAAACGACAGGTTGAGCAAACTATTGGCAGTTCTGGCGGGATTAAAATGCCTGTCAGCATTGAAGAAGGCGCAATCGGAAAACTCAAAGAGAGGCTTAATGCGCTCGGTCTTGGCAAGGACGCGATTAAACAGGCGACCGACAGTTTGGCTCAACAGAATATCCAAGTTAGTAAAATCTCCGAGTCTTTCAAACAAGTTGAGGGGGCGGCAGAGCGTGTTGCGAGGATAACCATATCCGGCACAGACGCCATGGGTCGCCAGGTGAATGTTGTCCAACAGTTTGATTTGGGTAGGCGCAAATACATGCAGACCGAAACCCAAATTACTGCGAAACTAAATGAGCAGGGGCAGATTGTCAGCAAGATGGCTACTGACCTGCGGTCAAGGGATATTGGCACGATTAAGGCGATGAAGGGGAATGACATTTCTACCTTTGTTGCAAACATGGAAAAGGCCAATCTCTACACTGACGAAATGAG